AACGACTTGTAAAAATAGAGGATAGGATATATCAGATCGCGAAAGATTTTGGACTTGACTTCTGTGATATTGAATTTGATATTATTCCAGACCAGAAAATGCTAGAGATTATGGCTTATCGAATCCCTGGTAACATTTCAAACTGGAAATATGGTCGTGACTATGAACGACTCAGAACTATCCATGAAAAAGTTCATGCTGGTCTTCCATTAGAAGTCGTTATAAACTCAGACCCATCAAGAGCATATCTGATGAAAGACAATACTCTCGCAATCCAAGCACTAGTCATGGCCCATGTTGTTAGTCACGTTGCTTTCTTCACAATGAATAAGTACTTTCAAAATACAAATAAGGATATTATTCCTTATTTGAGTGAAGCAACAAAACGATTTAACAAATATGAAAGAATGTATGGCATAAATGAGGTTGAAAGAATAATTGATGCTGGTCATTCAATTCAGTTTCACTCAAGTCCATTTGATAACGAAACTGAAGATGAAAAAAGAGATAGAATATATGAACAAAAAATGAGACAGGCTCACACTAAAAGAGCTACTGAATTTGAGGATATTGTTCCTGTTGATGAGTCATACAAAGATATGGATGTTTCTCTTTTCAATCAACGACTATGGAGAGCATTGAAGTTAAAGACACCGATTGAACCAACTGAAGATTTATTGAGATACATAATTGATAACTCCAATTCTCTTGAAAACTGGCAAAAGGATGTTCTTGAAACAATGAGGGGAGAAGGTAGATACTTCTGGCCTCAAATGAGAACGAAGTATATGAACGAAGGTTTCGCAACTTTCTGGCATGAAAAAATTATGAAGCAATTGTTTGATGAAGAGTTGCTTAACATGACAGACCATGCTCAGTATAACTTTTCTAACTCGCTAGTCAAGGCCGCTAACAGAACAGCCTTGAATCCATATCTTGTTGGTTCCAAAATGTGGGAAGATATAGTAAACAGATGGGACAAAGGTAGACATGGCAGAGAATGGAACCAATGCAATGATAGAAAACAAAAAGAAGTCTGGGACAAGCATGACATGAAAGGCAAGGAGAAAATGTTCGAAATAATGAGGACCCATACAGACTGGCTCTTTATGAAAGGATATTTAACTCCAGATTTGGTTGATGAAATGGAACTTTACATCTTTGTTGAAAGAACAACTCCAATGACTGAGGACTTAGTCATTACAAAACAAAGAGCTGAGAAAATTGCTGAATTGATTATAACAAGTTTCACTCATAGTCATGTACCGAAGGTTGAAGTCACAGATGGAAACTACGATCAAAAAGGATATTTGTTCTTGACTCACAGATGGTCCGGAGCAAACCTCAAACAGGATTACTGTAAAAAGACCTTGCAACATATTGCTAACATTTGGGGAACCAACTGTTATCTTGAATCAAAAGATGGTCCTGATAAAAGATTATTATATAAGGTTGAAAGAAAAGCAAAACTTGGTGGTCCATCAAAAACCGGCCAACCACCATTAAATACTCCACCATCAAGTAATGTTTGGTCTACAATGACTGTTTCTGAATAAAAAAAACCCTGTATTTCTGCTAAATAACTAAGTATAGATACAGGGTTTTTTATGCCCTAAAGTTGTAACTTGGGGAGAAAGGAATGGCAATAAGATATGATGAGCAGTATGTAAAGAGACCAAGGGCAGAGCTAGAGTATGAACCAGATCAGATAATTGAACTACAAAAATGTATGGCGAGTGTAACGTACTTCCTTAAATACGTTAAGATTGTAAATCCAGATAAAGGGGAAATTTTATTCGAACCCAGAGATTATCAATGGGAACTCCTGGAAAAATTCCAGAAGCATAGATTCAATGTTGGATTATGTTCAAGACAGTCTGGTAAAACTACTATCGTTTCTGCTTATGTTCTATGGTATGCTATTTTTCATGCAGATAAAAATATAGGTATTGTTTCAAATAAAGAGTCAAGTGCTAAGATGATTCTAGCAAGACTCAAAAGAATGTATGAGTCATTACCAATTTGGTTAAAGCCAGGTGTTACTGAGTACTCAAAAACATTTACTACGTTCGATAATGGAACAAGAATAGTTATATCAGCAACCTCACCCGATGCCTTTCGTGGTGAGTCAATGAACCTACTATGTTGCGACGAGTTCGCATTCGTCCCCAGTATAGCAGCCGAAGACTTCTGGGCTGCTAACTATCCTACCATTTCCGCATCCAAAGAAGCAAAAATCATAATCATATCCACTCCAAATGGTTTGTTCAATATATTCCATAGAATATGGTCCCAGGCCAAAGCAGGTCTAAATACTTTTGTTACCACAAAAGTAAGCTATGAAAGAGTGCCAGGCAGAGATGAAGAGTGGGCAAAAGAACAGGTCAAAAACCTTGGAATGTTAAAATTCAATCAAGAGTTTGCAGTTGAGTTCATTGGTTCTACAAATACCGTTCTTAACTCAGAAACTATTAAAGTACTTTTGGCTTCTCATAAAGACCCTAACTACATGGACTTAGAAGATAGATTAAGAATTTGGGAGAAACCAAAAGAAAGATCAGTATATGCCATGGGAGTAGACCCATCAAAAGGAACAGGTGAACACTGGTCTACAATACAGATTTTTGAAATAATATCTTTAAATCCTGTAAGAATGGATCAGGTTGCCGTGTTCGAACATAACTTAACTGATGTATATGACTTCTGTGATATAATTGATAGACTCTCAATGTATTATAACAACGCATATATTATGTGTGAAAATAATGGTGAGGGTTCAGCAGTTATTCAAAGACTATGGTGGGATATAGAAAATGAAAATCTAGTTAACTCTGGTGCTAAGACAGCAAGCCTTGGTATTAGAGCTTCAAGAATAACAAAACCAAAAGCTGTTTTACTTATGAAGAAACTTATTGAAGATGGTAGTGTAAAAATAATTGACAAAAACACCATCGAACAACTCAGTTCTTTTATTGAAGAAAAAAACAAATTCTTTGGTAAAGATAAACCAGATGACTTAGTCGCCGCTCTTTATTGGTGTTTATACTTATTAGAAATGGACATCCTTGATGAAAGTTATGGGTTTATTAAAAGAGAAGACGATGAAGATGGATGGGGTGTCTTATCAGACGTAGAATCAGACGTAGAAGATTGGACTTGGTTGACAGACACGGAAGTTTTTGAATAAATAGATAAATAGAAATAAGAGGAAACAAAATGTCTTTAACAAAACAACAATTAGCAGAAAACATAAAACGTAGACTGGGTTATCCTATGGTAAAAGTAGAACTTCATCCACGACAGATTGAAGATGCGATTGACTATGCCCGTGATAAGTTTATCAAGTGGGCAACAGGTCAAGCAACATCAGAAACATTTCTTACTATGTTACTTTCTGCCGGACAAAACTTTTATGACTTACCAGTTGGTGTAACTGAAGTCTTATCTTATGATGATAAAGGTTCTTCATGGGGAATCAATACATTATTCACAATTGATAATTACTTATACACCAGAGGAGTATTTGATCCTGTAATTTGGGGATCAGGTGGTGATTATAACTTAGTTTCATACCATATAGCGAGAGACTTTTTAAATACACTTAAGCAATACACACCAAGTGTGTATAACTGGAAATATCATAGATTTAAAAATCAATTAAAAGTTCATCCACCTCCTCCATGTAATAATGCTTTAGAAATTCCAGTAAGTGGGAGCGAATGTGACGGAACTATTAAGTACGCTACTGTTGACTCACCTGGGTATGTATTATTAAGAACTTATATGATGGAAGGAAGTCAATACCATAATACAGATAGAGGATGGACGCCATTAGATAGCTTTGAAGATTTCTATACAAGCGATTGGATTTTTGACTATGCTCTTGCTGAATGCAAAATAGTACTCGGTAGGATAAGAACCAAATTTGCACAATTCGCGTCAATAGGAAATACTGGTATAGCTTTAGATGGAGACGCCCTCCTTAGCGAGGGTATAGAAGAAAAACGAGAACTTAAAGAAACACTACAATTAGAAGAAGTATGGGATGGCCTTGGTATATCCATGGCCTAAAGGAGATAAAATGTCAGAATTAAGCGCATATGAAAAAATGTTAAAAGATGGAACGGCTTTTAAACAAATAAAGATAGAACAACCAACACCTGATAACCCGGATGGTGGTATGGGTAGAGGAGCCGATCCAGATCGTGAAATAGACTACAGTGTATTCGACGACCACATGAAAGGCGTGATACAGGAAAAAATAGAAGCAAAGAAAGCGGCAGCCGGAACACCAGAAAGACCAGGTCCACCGCCTTCACCACAACAAGGTGATAAAATGGCAAGACTTGAAAGGAGAATTGAACTTCTTGAACAAGCACTCAGCCTTGTAATGGAAACTCAAACCAAATTAATGAGAGGATAAATTGGGTAAAGCAGCAAGACAAAGACGGCCTGATTGGCAGTTATATGACATTAGACATAATGTTGAACACGACTTATTTGAAGGTTATATAACCGAGTTCACAGACATTTCTGGTATAGTATGTGATTATTATATTAGAGATAGGAGAGTAGAGTTAGATACTCTTTATGGTGAGTCAACTAATACTAATTACTTGAAGCCATTAAAGACCAAACTTATCTATGAACCAACAGAAGAACCAACTCTAACAAGAGGATTTGGTATTCATTCAGAAGAAGCAATTCAATATGCTTCAGTTCCAAAATTTACTTTCACTCGCGATGTAAGCGCTGGTTATCACCCGATTCCAGGAGACGTTCTTGTAACACTCTGGAATAATAGAGCATATGAAATAGCAGATGTTGCTGAAGAAGAACATATTTTTCAACTCAAAAAATTCATTTGGGGTTTTATACTTAGAGCATATAGATTCAGCGATCAATCAGATGCAGCAGTTGGACTTCAAACAACCGTTGGCGCTGAAGAACCTTTCAGAGATTTTAGAGAACCAACAGATAAAGATATTGATACGTTTACAGAACCACTTACAGCTTTCGGGGATAATGAGTGGTTAGAAGACGAGAGTGAAGATATATATGACTACGAAGGAATAGATACCAGTGTATATGGTTACTAGGAGATAAAATGAGATTAAGAATGTTTTTAGAAGGCAAGATGAAACAACTTCATATGGAAATTACGAATTTCCTAAAGAAGAATCCAAAACCAAAGGATACAGAAATTCACGCTCTTGCTGAAAAATTAGGAATGGACCCACATAAATTTGAAGAACAAGTTTATATGATACTTGGTGAGCTACTTAAAAAAGAAGATAAAATCCCGGGTGGTAGAGCAGATAAAATGACAGCAAAAGATATTGCTGATAAACATAAAGTTTCAGTTGAAGAAATTGAAAAACAAATAGCCATGGGTGTAAAAGTAGAAATGGAACATGTTGATAGTAAAGATTTAGCAAGAGAAATTTCTTTGGATCATCTTGAAGAAATGCCAGACTACTATACCAGATTAGCAAAAATGGAAAAGGAAGGTGGTGTATCACATGAGTAAAGATATATTAAGTAAAATTAAT